GTTAGGAGAACACAGACACTATGTATGGTAAGAAGAAAAAAAAGATGACTAAAAAAGGCAAAGGCAAAAAAAGTAGATACTAATGGCTACCTATCAAGGAATGAAAGTTAAGCTAAATAGCCCAACAGCTATTAGGAAAGGCGAACCAGGTTATGGTCGCAAGTCCAAAAAGGTATTTGTTATGTCTAATGGCAAAGTTAAGAAAGTAATGTTTGGAGATCCAAAGATGCCAGTTAGAAAAAGCAATCCTAAAGCTAGAGCTTCGTTTCGTGCTAGGCATAAATGTAGTACTGCAAAAGATAAGACTACTGCTCGTTACTGGGCGTGTAGGGATTGGTAAGGAGGTAGTATGCCAAAAAAAACTAAATATTCTGCAAAGCAGAAAAAAATTGCAAAGTTAGCAGTTCCAAGAAATAAATTGACTGCTGCTGATTTTAAGAAACTAAGGAAGAAAAAATGAAAATAAAAGGTGTAGATGTATCTAGTCTTACTAAAAGACAACAACAGACTATGAAAAAACATTCTGTGCATCATACAAAAAAACATTTACAGTATATGACTAACTCTATGAAAAGAGGAACATCATTTAGTAAAGCACATAAAAATGCACAAAAGAAAGTAGGTAAGTAATGGCAAAAGTAAGTTGGATGTGGGGTGGCAAAAGATATTATGGAACTCTTATTCCTAGTAGAGAAACAAAAACTCATAGATTTGCTAGAACAGAAAATGGAAAGATAAAAAGACTTCCAAAGAAAAAATAATGCCTAGACCTAGATGTAAAAGAAATGAATACTCTGGTGAGGAATGTCGCAAAGTAGCTGTTAAAGGTGGAAAGTTTTGCAGTACACAATGTAGGCGTAGAGTCAGTTATTTAAAAAGTTTATCTAGTGATAAAAAAGTAGATAAGAGAGGCTCACATGAATCTAAATCTAGAGGAGCTAAATATTCAGATTTTGTTCAATACTACGCTGCAGATATAGAAAACAAAAAGAAAACACATCAACAAGTAGCAGACTTATTAGAAATAGATAGAAGTCAAATTACAAGGATGTATGCTGCTTATTTAGAAGATAAAGAAAACTTTGAAGCACAACAAGATTGGTCTATATCAGAAGATACAGTTGAATCATTAAAAGATTTTAAAGAGTTTAGAGATAGGTATTTTAAAACAGAAACTGGTGACTTATACGAAACAGCAGAGTTTCATGAAAACTGGATAAACAATATTGTTGATGCTATAGAAAATGGTAAACAACAAATGATATTAAGTCCACCTAGACATGGTAAAACAGACTTGTTAACACACTTTGCTGTATGGCAAATATGTAATAATCCTAACATAAGAATTATGTGGGTAGGTGGTAATGAAGATATTGCTAAAAATGCAGTAGGTGCTGTGCTTGACCATTTAGAAAACAATGAACAATTAAACGAAGAAATAAATGGACCAGGCGTTAAATTTCAACCTAAAGTTAGGTCAGGTAAATCTTGGTCATCTGGACAATTTACTATAGGTACTAGAACAGTTACAGGTATTAAATCACCTACTATGGTTGCTGTGGGTAAAGGTGGTAAGATTCTTTCTCGTGACTGTGATTTAATTATTGCTGATGACATTGAGGACCATGGTACAACAATTCAACCTAGTGCTAGAGAGCAGACAAGACAATGGTGGACAACTACTTTGTCTTCTCGTAAAGAGGAACATACTGCTGTAGTTGTTATAGGTTCCAGACAGCACCCTGAAGATTTATATAATTTTTTATTAGAAAACCCAGAGTTTGAAACAATAGTAGAAGAAGCACATAGTTCAGAGTGTGTATTGCCAGAAACAGATATACAAGAACACCAAGACTGTATGTTATGGGCAAGTAAAAGAACTTTTAAATGGTTAATGTCACAAAAGAATAATGCTGATACTACAGGTGGTAGAGCTATCTATGAAATGGTATATCTAAACAAAGCATTTGTAGAAGGTATAACAATGTTTAACTCAGAAGATATAGACCAATGTAGAGATGTAAATAGAAGAGTAGGACAGATACCAGCAGGTACACATTTGATTGCAGGTCTTGACCCAGCATCTACAGGTTTTCAAGCATGTTTTTTATGGGCAGCTAATCCAGAAACAGGAGAATTGTTTTTAGTAGATATAGAAAACGAACAGGGTGGTGGAATTATACAAGCAAGAAAATCTATAAAAAAATGGCATGATAAATATAATTTAGCTCATTGGGTTATAGAAGAGAATGGTTTTCAGAAAGCTATTAGACAAGATACAGAATTAAAAGAGTACTGTAGTAGAAATGGTATATACCTTGAAGGTCATCAAACACAGAAAAACAAATATGACCCAATTTATGGTGTTGGTAGTATGCAGCAAATGTTTGAGCAAAAGCTAATAAATTTGCCTTATGGTGATACAGAAAGCGAAACTAAGAGTAATATATATCGTAGACAACTAATTTATTTTTCATCTGCTGCTAGTAGAGCTAGTAAGGCAAGAAACTATAAATCAGATGTTGTAATGGCTAGTTGGTTTCCATTAAAAGTTATAAGAAGATTAGGAAAAGAACGATTAGCTGAGGTAGGATTAGATTATGAACCAAGTTTTGGAGAATGGGATATAAGCGATATGAATGAAAGCCCTTGGGGTTAAAGTGAAACCAGAAGAAATACAATACGCTATAACCAATTTACACTTTGATAATCAGAGTGCTTACTCTACTAGAGGTCGTATTCGTGCAATTATGAATGGTGGACCTGATGGTATTCAGGCTTTACTTGGAGATAACCTTAAAGGTTTTCAAGATTGGCAAGTACCTGTACCTAACTTGATGATGTCAGGTTTAGAACACTTATCACAAAAGATAGGTCGTATTCCTAACTTAAAAGTAGATGTACCTAATGGCAAAGATTCAGATAGAGCTAGAAATAAAGCAGATAAAATAGCTCGTATTGTTACAGCTTATGATGACACACAGAAGTTAGATTTACAAATGCCACAAGTAGGTAGATGGTTACCTGGTTATGGTTTTGCTGTATGGGTTATTAGAGAAAAGAAAGGACCTGATGGTACGCCATATCCTTGTGCAGAATTAAGAGACCCTTACAACTGTTTCCCTGGTTACTTTGGTGCAGACCAACAACCAAAAGAAATGGCTATTGTTCGTAGAGTTCCTAAAGAAGCTCTAGCAAGAACTTATCCTAAATCAGCAGAAAAGATTATGTCTAAAGATGGATATGAAACTAATACATTAGGTATAGGTAATGCTTATGCTTCTGCTTATACAGATTCTTACAATGGTAGTTGGGCTAACTCAAATGGTGAAGGTGATTTAATAGCAGAGTATTATAACTTAGATGGAACTTATATATTCCACATGACTTCTGCAACTATTCTTGACTTCATACCAAATCCACTAGATAGTGGACCTGCGTTTGTTATTGCAAAGAAATTTGCATTTGATAGATTGCAAGGACAGTATGACCAAATCATAGGACTTATGGCTTCTATGGCAAAGATTAATGTGATGTCAATAATAGCTATGGAAGATGCAGTATTTACAGAAACTAACATATCTGGTGAGATAGAGTCTGGACAATATAGAAAAGGTAGATTTGCAGTTAATTATCTAGCACCAGGTACACAAGTTTCTAAACCAGCATCTAATGTTCCTTATCAAATATTTCAACAAATAGACAGAATAGAAAGACAACTTCGTGTTGGTGGTTCTTATCCTGTATCTGATGATTCACAATCTCCACTTAGTTTTGCTACTGGTAGAGGTTTAGAAGAACTAGGTGCAAGTATGTCACTTATGATTAGAGAGTATCACACAGTTATGGCTGATGCTATAGAAATGATTGATGCTAAAAGATTAGAGTGGGACCAAAAAATGTATGGTGGTAGTTCTAAAGAGTTATCAGGTTATTATAACAATCAATTCTTTAGTGAAAAGTATGACCCAGAAAAAGATATTCAGGGTGCATATAAAACTAGAAGAGTATATGGAGCTATGGCTGGATATGATGAGCCACAGAAAATTGTAACAGGGCTGCAATTACTTCAAGCAGGTATTATAGATACACAAACACTACAGGAAAATTTAGATGGGTTAGATAACCTAACAACTGTAAACAATAGAATTACTAAAGAAAAAGCAGACAATATACTTTTTGATACATTATTGGCTCAAGCACAACAAGGAGACCCTAAAGCAACAATGGCTGTAGTGCAAATAAGAAAAAATCCTAATGATATGCAAAATATCTTAGATAAGTTCTTTACAGCAGAAGAACCAGAAATACCAACAGCAGAACAAGAATTGCTTGGAGGAGGAGCCTTACCACCACAAGGACCTCCACCAGGCATAGCACAATTATTACAAGGATTGGGTGGATAATGAAATTTAATAAAGAATTTGCAGATATAGTACATAATTCACTTGGAGAAGTAGATGAACTTGGAGATGATATATTGCTAGAAGAAGAAGTATTACAACCAAGAATGTTTAGAGACCAAATGCCTCCACTTGCTTTTCCTTTTGGTTATATGATTATTAGTTCTACATTTATGTTTTACGAAGATGATGAGGATGAAAATGGCAACGAGGAGTTCTAGTAACAAAAACATAACCAAAGGTATGACTTATGGTAAAGGTAAAGTACTTGGTGAGCAAATAGATAAATTTGGCTTACCCACAGTAGATGCTAGAAATAGTGCTATACCTCCTGCAACAACAAATACTACAGACCAAACAAGAAATGTAGAACCTATGGCTGAAGAAGTATCAGTTGCTATGAATGAAAGTGGACAACCAGTAGTACCAGCTATGCCAATGAATAATGTATTAGATATATTAAAAGAATCAGATAGACCCAATGAAGAATTAACGGCAGGTGCTTTTTTACCTAGTTTAAATTCACAAGAAATAGGAGATTTAGATTTTGCTGTATTAGCAGATTTAGCAGACAATAGTGATGTTGCAGCGTTACGCCAGACATTTAGTTTTTAATTATGGTAAATCAACCTATTGGACCATACACATTTGGTGAAGAGTACAACCAAATAACAGAAAAAAGTAGAGCATTAGAATTATCTTATAACAAAAAGAAAAACCAATTTACACAAGACCAAGTAGAAAGAACTAAAGAGTTAGCTAAACTATATCCTACAGCTCAATCTGGTTTAGTTTCATCTGCTGTTTTAAAAGGACTTGATAATAAACAATTTGAAGAACTTTTAAAACTGCAGTACAAAGCTGTACCTAAATCACAACCATCATTTCCAAATACTATGGGTAATGATGTAGTAAATTCAGCTATGTTTAATTCTACTTTTGGAAAAGTATCTAATGCAATAGGCGAACAATTTAAATTACCTGAAGGTATGAAATTTTGGAATAAATCAACATATCAAAGTGAACCTGTATATGGAACACTTAAAGGATTATTTAGAGCATTAGCATTAATTGGTGGTGCAGGAGCAAATGCAACTGTGGGTAAACCTGTAAGAGCGTTTGTAAAAACAGCAGAAGAAACCATAGAAGAACCTTTTTTAGAATTAGGTCAAATAAAAAGACAAAAAGCAGAAGATTTATCTGCTAGAGGATTAGCAGGTGACCCAGATGTGACTATGTATGATGTTGCTGTTGCTAGAGATGAAGCAAACAAAGCAGAACGAATAGGTCAAATTGCTGGCTTTGGTTTAACATTATCTGCTTTAACAGGTAAAGGTCCTACAGGTTTAAAAAAAATTATTGGTAAAACATTTGCAGACAACTACAAAAATGCAGGAGCATCTACTGCAGGTATAGCAGCACAAAAAATAAGAGAGGGTCAAGACCCTGGTGCAGTTTGGAAAAGTTTTGGTGAAGGATATTTTCCACAAGGAAGAATAGTTGCTGAAGCATTAGAAGAACAAGAAGCCTATAAATATAGAGGTCAAAACATAACTGCTGGTAGGTATGTTGCAGAACTTGCAGGAATAGAACAAAACACTTTGTTATTTAATGGAGTTTCAGGAACTTTAGATTTTTATAAAGTTTTGGTAACTGACCCATTTTTAGTTGGTTCTAAAATATCAAAAGGTATAAAGTTTGCTAACAGTACACAAGGTAAAATACAAAAAGCATACAGAGCAGGAGAGTTTGAAAAGATACCTAGTATTGTTGATAACTTTTTAAATAGTCCTAAATCAGAAGGATTTCTAACAGCGTTTGCAGAATCAAATGATTTTAAAAAAATATTTGATGCAGTTAAAGACCCAGAGTTAGCACTTAACTTAGTTAAAACTAAAAATATAGATGAAGTAAAAAATCTTATGCAAGGTTTTGTAATACAAAATCAAGGACTTGGAATACCTGCACTTATAAGGTCAAAAAATAGTTTAGGTTACAACAAAAATTTAGTAGATGCTTTAATGACAGCAAGAAAAGGAGATAAAGCTCCCTACTCTAAGTTTGGTGAATGGACACCTGACTCAGGTGCTGCTTATGATAATGCAACAGATTCTGTAAAAGTATTTAACCAATGGTTAGTAGAATTTAAAATACCAAAAAATATTGCTAATCAATTATCTATAGAGTTTGCAGAAAAATCTGTAATAGGTAATAGACCAGAAATGTCAAGAATATTATTTGAAAAATTACCAGAACAAGTAAAAATATTAATGAAGTCAGAAGGTTTTTCTAGTAAAACAATATCTAAAATAGATGACTATTTTGATGAGTTACAAGGGAAAATAAAAATATCAGGAACTAATAAGTATGATGTTCGTTCTTATTGGGCAAGTTTAGGAAAAACAGAAGGTGGTGGTTTACAACCAATAGAAAAAGTTTTTAAAGGTATGAGAAGTATTCCTGGACCAGATGGCAAGCCAATAGATATGCCTACTCCATTTGATATTGGACAACACTTTGATGAATTATGGTCATTAGGAAAACCATTAGATATAAGAAGAGCACTATCAACAGTTGAAAAATACACAAACATTGATGTTGGTAAAACTAAATTAGTAACTTTGTCAAAACAATTTGTAGATGATTTGCCTGAAACATCAAGAATAAAATTACCTGTAGAAAAATTATTAGAAAATGTAGTACCAAAAGCAGATATGTTAGTAAGTTTTATACCTGAGACAGCAAGAAATTTTATTGATGAAGCATTGTGGCCAGCTCAAAAAATTTGGACAGGAGCTCAATTAATTACAAGAATTGCATGGCCACTTAGATTATTTGGTGAAGGTCAATTTAGAATGGGATTAGATGGATTAGATAACTGGATAGAAAATCCTATTTCTACTTGGGCTTTTTCTAATTATTACAATGATATATTAAGTCAAGATTTTAGAAAAGGTATTATGCCTAGTAAAAGAGCTTATGATGAAATAGTAAGAGGTATAGTTGCTGATAGACCTACAAATGTATTTGGTAAACAAGCACAAAAAGAATTTGCACAAAACAATTGGAAAAGAGTTATTAAGGGTGGAACTAAAAAAGAAAATTATGTTTCATCATGGCAACTTAATTTAAGATGGCCAATGGAAAGCGATTTAGCTCAATCAATAGCTAAAGAGTTATTAGATGGTTCTGATTTAGTAAAAACAAAACAAAGTTTTTGGAATGGTTCACTTGCAAAAATTAGAAATCAATTAAATGATACAAGATATGATTTTGATGGCAACCCAATGAATCCTTATGTAAAACTTGATGATGCAGAAAAATATGTAGATGATTATGTTCAATGGGTTATGGATTTAACAAAAGGTGATGAAGAGTTACTTAGTTTAATAGCAAATAGACAATTAAATTATCAAGGTAAAGTTATAACATTTAATGATTTTGCTAGATGGACACCAGCAAATCAAAATTTAATAAAGAAATTTTTATCTGACAAGTACGATATAGCACCAGATGTTTTATCAGCACCTGATTGGATAACTAATCCACAAACAAAAAGTAAATTAAAACAACAATCTAATAAAGTTTCTCAGTATTTATGGTACACCCTTGGAGAGTTGCCTGATGCAGAACTACAAAGAATACCAACATTCACTCAATACTATTGGCAAAATGTTGCATCACAATTACCATTTGGAGATTTAAAATCTGTAAAACATTTTGATGATTTGATAAAACAATCAAAAGTTCCTGAAGAAGTTGCTCAACTGTATATTGCTGGTAAAAATGCAGCTATAAAAAAACATGGTTCTATAGAAAAAGCAATTAAAAAAATACCAGAAAATATGAGATTATCTATAGATGAAATTAATGATTCTGCAAAAATGTATTCATTAGAAATGCACAATAGATTGTTATATAACTTAAACCAAAAAGGATATGTTGCTGAAGCATTACGATTAGTATTTCCTTTTTTAGAACCTTGGAAAGAAATTATATTAAATTATCCAAGATTGTTAACCAAAAATCCAACAGGACTTAGAAAAATACAATTAGCAACAGACAGAGGAACTAACAATGGTTTCTTTTACACAGACCCTGTATCAGGAGAAAAGTTTTATGTTACTGCTCCTACTGACTTAACAGAGTATGTATATGGAATAGAAGATAGAGATTTGACAGGTTTTGAAGAAGATGTTCAATTAAGACTGTCATCACCTGTACAAGGTGCTAACTTGTTTACTCAATCACCAATACCAGGTTTAGGTCCAATTGCAAAATATTCTTACAAATTTATGAAACGATTTATGCCAGACTCACAATGGACACAAAAAATTGAAGATACAATATTTCCTTATGGATTAGGTGACCCTGGATTAGAAGGTGCAACTATTGGACAGTTTCCTGTGTATATGCAACAAGCATACAATACACATACAAAAGGTGGATTAAATGATATGGCTTGGGCTAATGATGTTGCTAACTCTTCTAAAATTATGACTAAAGCATGGTTTGAAGGATATTTGCCTTATGACCCTAGAACAGATGAAGGTAGGGTTTTATTTGAAAAAGATGTTATAGATTTAGCTTCAAGAATAAATGTATTTGAAAGTATGGCCAAGGGTATAGCTCCATCATCTCCTAGAGCAGAAGCTGCATATAAATTACAACTTAGTGATAGACTTGAAAAACAAGCAGATTTTTTAGATAAAGAAAACCTAATAGAAGTATTAGAAGCCTTAATGCCTGCTGATTACGAGTTTGGTAAATATGATGATGATTACTTTACCAACACAGTTATAACTGCATTGTTTAGACAAGTTATTAATCAAGTAGAACCAGGAGAAGAGTATTTAGCGTATCAAACAATTGCATCATTAATTGGTGGCACACCAGAAGATATGGATGCTGTATATACTGCTGTATATTTAGTGCAAGGAAACACAACAACATTAGGAGTATCTTTGCCATCAACAGAAGAAGAAGTTGAATGGTTTAATGCACATCCTGAAAAAGCAAAAGAGTATGAATATACATTTCCATTATTTGCACCAAATGTTTATGAGTATGATTTATTAGATGTTAACTCTTTTTATAATCAAGTAGATGAAGGACAAAGAATAACATTATCATTAGATGAAAAAATAGAAAGAGCACAAGAAACATTTTTTAGAATAATGTTTAACTATCAATCTAAACCTATTAGAGAAGCTAGAGCAGAAAACAGAATATCAGAAAAAGATGCACAAGCTGAACTATCATTAATAAAAGCAAATCTATTAGAAGTAGTACCACTTGGTACAGATGCAAGAGATTTACCTAAAACAGAACCAGTAAGTAGATATGTTGTATTTGAAGAATTAAAGAAAGCAGCTAATGATGAGCTTATACTTACTACTGAATCAGGAAAAGGATTGCAAAAGTTTTTATATGGTGATGATAAAAATGTTGGTTTTATGTATATGATAGAAAAAATACAAAATGAAAAGAAAAAAGTTACACCAAGAGGTGTAGAAGTATTAAAACCAGAAAATGAAGCTATAGAATATTTAGGAAGAGAACAAGCAACACAAGCTATGCGTGATTACTTATTTAACTGGGGAGCAAAAGTTGTGGAAGAATACCCAGACTTTGCAGGAATATATAGAACAAAGTTCTTATCCACAGTAGAATATCAATATACGCCATAATGAGGAAAGTATGATAACAATTTATAAAATAAAAGAAGATGGAAGTGTAGTTAATATACAAATTGAAAAATCAAAATTACAAACATATCTAAATGATGGTTGGCAAGAAGAAGAGCCAGTAAACCTAACAGGTGCAATTAAAGAGGAAGGCAAAGCAGGTCAAGATATTGTATTAGGTGGTGGAGTAAATTACACATCTACTTCTCCTTTTGGTTATCCTTCATTAATAAATACAGGACAAAAAAACGAAGATGGTACACCAAAATTTCAAGATGTTAATGTTTATCTACAAGGTTTAAATCCACAAGGTAATTGGTACTACCCAGGAGATGAGGACATAGTATTAGATAAATTAATTGAAACTCCTAAATTGTTAAGAACATTACAAGATAGATTAGTTAGAACACAATGGTTGTCTATGGAAAATTATACTCAGGAATATGGAAGAGCAGGTAGGGAAACAAGAAATGCTTTAATAAAAGCTATGACAGCATCTAATTTTTCTACAGGTGTTGGTTATGACACAGCAATAGATTTAGAATTATTAAATCCTGGTGAAGAGATTTATATACCAAAACAATATAGAGAAAGTGATAAGGCTACAAGACTACAAACAGTAGATGCAATATTTAATTCTATAGGAAAAAAAGCTACAAAAAAAGAAAGAAACTATTACGAATTAGTATTAAAAGAATTAGAACAAAAAGAATTTTATAGTGATGAAGCTGTTGCAAGAATGTCTGTTGAAGGACCTGAAGTTACAACAATAGAAACTAGAAAAAAAACTGTTGAACCTTTGTCTGAAAGACCAATAGAAACAGTAGAAACAGAACAAATTATAGAGCCTATACCAGAAGAAGTAGATGCAGTATCAAGACTACAAGAAAGAATAGCAGGAGATTTTGAAGGTGTGCTTGCTAGACAACAAGATGTTGGTAGAGCAAGAAACAATGTAGGAAATATTAGTCAGTCCATAATGAGACTTAAATCATTAGGTGGGTAATGGCTGTCTCTGTACGAATAAGTGATTTAGTAGAATATCTACAAAATTTTGGTGTTAGTGATGCTTTAATACCATTATTAATTATGACTGCTTCTTTTGAATCTGGATTAAATAATGATGTTATTGGAACAAATACTAATGGCACTAAAGATTATGGTGTGTATCAAGTCAATGTAGAAGGTTTTTATAAAAACAGAGATGAAAATAAACCTGATGAAACATTGACAACTTTTTTTAAAGAGTCAGGGAAAGAATATACACAAAAAGAATTTGTTAACAAAATAAACAATAACGAAAAATTTGCTTCACAATTTGTTGCACATTACATAAAAAGATTATCTGATAATCCTAAATCTTTTGGAACTGATGGAGACCCATTAAACAAATGGAACGCATATAAAGACTATGTAGTACCTTTTACAAAAGGTAAAAAAATAGATAGAGACTTAGAAAGCGTTACTGATGCAATAGGTGCTTATGTTAATTCTTATATGCAAGTTAAATCTAAAGAATTTGGAAACTTGTTTGATTATGACTCATCTAGTATAGCTAACATACCATCACCTAATGAAGGTAACAATGGCTGAAGATAACACACCTACAAATGTAGTAGATGATTTTAAATTATCAGGAACTATGGGTGGTAATACTACGCCTACAGGCGTAAATATTGCTTATGTAAATGTTGAAGATATAGAACAATTTATTCAGTTTGATAGAAAAGCAGAAGGAAATTTAGAACGAATAAATAATATAAAAGAAACAATATTAGATAAAGGTTATTTATATGATACTGCTTATGAAGGTGGAGTTGTATTTGGTGTTATTGTTGATGAAGCAGGTAATGTACAAATACCTGAAGGTAATCATAGACTTCAAGCATTAATAGATGTTGCAAAAGAAACTGGACAAGAAATATATGTTCCTATTAATCCAATGCTAACAAGCACAGGTGGTGGAAATAAAGTTCAATTAACAAGTAGCGATAACGCATATAATTCAATGAAGCAATTATTAACAGATATGTTAGAAGGAAATAAAAATTTTAATGTAGAAAGAACTATTAGCGAAAAGCTAGGAGAACCAGGTACAAGAATAATAGGATTAGACAGCTATACTTATCCAGGTGGTGCGCCAGGAACTTCAACAACTCAAAGTAACATTAAAAAGTTTTTTAATTCTATAGGTCTTAATACAATTACTTATGATGAATTACCAGATAACAGTATATACAAAACAGGAGTAAATACTTTTACAGACACACCTACAAATGTAGTAGATGATATTAAAGCAACTATGATTGGCTACGAAAATCAAGTAGAAGCTTTTAAAAATTTAGATAAAAATGTAATTGGTGAATTACCAGTAGAAAAAAATTCT